AATGAAAGAATTTGAAGAAGCAATTAAAAATTTTAAATTATGATTATAAAAGTATTAGCTGGATTTACTAATAGTGAATATCCAGAAGATGTAGCAAATGATTTAATTGATAATGGAGCAAGTATTCATGATGTTACTGATTGGGAAGATTTCTATTTAAATACTGAACATTTAGTAGCTTTCAATAAATCAACACATAAAAATGTTACAACTGTTAGACTGATAAATGGAGAAAGTTGGTTAGTTAAAATGGACATTGAAGAATTTGCACAATTTTTAAGAGAAGCAGGAGTAAGAGTTTATGTCAAGTATTAATGCAATAAGAAATGAAGATGGTATTTTTATTAATACATCTTGCTTTAAGGAAGAAGCTAATCACTTTCTTAAATATGGATACTATTGTCCTGACCCCTGGGGTAGTCCTGCATGGGTAGATTATTGGCAAGAGCAATTAGACAGGTGTATTAATGGTTATTCATCTGGTGGTGTCAGTATTACTGGGCATCATTATTCTTATATGAATTTTGGGCAAATTAAAATATCTAAGGATTTTAGAGGGAAAGAAGTAGATAATATTAATAAGGAACTTAATCATGCTATTGAGCATGGTAAAACATTTAAGGATGCCAGGTCTTCATTATCACAGCAAAGAACAGGGGCACAAAAGATTGTAACATTTCCTGATTTCTGGAGTTTGGATTATAATTACTTTCATATAGTTGATATTGCCAGATGGGGCATTACTATAGAACAGTTAAAAGCACTTGGTTTAGAAGTAATAGTTCATCCTGATTATTTAAATGGTGGTTATCATTTGATTGTAGCTAAATCCCGTAGAAAGGGATTTTCTTATAAGAATGCATTTATTGCTGCTAATATGTATAATACTATAAGGAACTCAGTAACTATTATTGGTGCTTTTGATATTAAATATCTTTATCCTGAAGGTACTATGAAGATGGCTACTGATTATCTTAACTTTTTTAATGAGCATACAGGATGGGTTAAATCAAGAGATTATGTTGATAAAGTGAATCATAAGAAAGCATCTTATGCTCATAAGAATGATGCTGGTGTATTAGTTGAGAAAGGTTATAAGAGTCAGATTATTGCTGTTACATTCAAAGATAATCCAGATGCTGCTATTGGTAAAGATGGTACATTAGTTTTATTTGAAGAGGGTGGTAAGTTTAATAATTTGAAAGAGGCTTATTTAAAAACAAGACCAGCATTGGAAGATGGAATTTATACTACTGGAATGATTGCAATCTATGGAACATCTGGAGATATGGATGTAGGTACTGTTGATTTTGCAGAAATGTTTTATTCACCACAGGCTTATAAACTTTTACCATTTGAAAATATATGGGATAAATCAGCAGGATATAATGCTAACTGTGGATTCTTTGTACCTGACTTTTGGAATAAACCAGGATATATAGATGAGAATGGTAACTCAGATATGAAAGGTGCTAAAGAATATGAATTAAAGGAAAGAAAGAAAATTGTAGAACATAGTATTGGTACAAGAGCATTAACAGATTATATATCACAGTACCCATTCTCACCAGAAGAAGCTTTCTCTACAGCTTCAACAAATGATTTTCCAATAATAGAACTTCGTAAACAGCTATCTAAGGTTAGGGCTAACAATCTATTTCTTAAAAAAGGTACTCCTGTATTTCTTTACAGAGAAAAAGGTGAAGCTAAAATGAAACCTGATTTGCATAGTGAGTTAACACCAATAGCTCACTATCCTTTAAAAGATAATGATTATAAAGGTTCAGTAGTTATATTTGAATCACCAATTCCTAATCCTCCTGCTGGTTTATATAAGATGGGCTATGACCCTTACAGACAAGACCAGAGTGAAGGAGTATCTTTAGGCTCATGTTATGTATATAAATCATCTAACAAGTTTTCATATACTGGTGATACTCTTGTAGCTGAATATGTTGGAAGACCTGAATCAGCAGAAACTTTTCACAGAAATGTAATGCTACTTGCTGAACTCTATAATTGTAAAGTTATGTATGAGAATGAAATACCTGATGTTAAAACTTATTTTAAGAATCAAAGAAAACTTCATCTTCTGGCATCTCAGCCTGATGGTGTAATATCTAAACATATTAAGAATAGCAGGGTAAACAGAATTTATGGTATTCACATGAATAATCAGTTAAAGGATGCTGGTGCTAAATATATTAAGAAGTGGTTATTAACTGAAAGGAATTATGATGAAGAGGGTAATAAAATTCTGAATCTTGAAACAATACTATCACCAGCATTATTGGAAGAACTAATTTCATTTAACATGAAAGATAACTTTGACAGAGTAATGTCATTAATGATGGTTATGTTTCAGATAGAAGAAGATGAAATTAAGAATTATGGAGATAAAGAGTCAAGAGCTAAAAAGATGACAACTCAATTAAAAAATATGAAATTATTTGCTCACAATTAAAATATATAAACTATGGAATCTGTAAATTCACTAAGAAGTAAAAGATTATCAAGACATGCTAAAGAGAAGAATAAGAAGAGATGGTATAAAGATATGCTTGATTTTCTGGACTATAAAACTAACATCAACTATGTCAATTTTGATATGGTTAGATATACTAATGACAGAATCAATTATAACTTATATAATGGTGTAATTGATAAAAAAGACTTTGAATATGTATATGCACCTTATGGTCAGGAAGTAGGAGAACTACCTGCTGACTTTACACACAAAGATATTGTTTCTACTAAGATTAAAGTACTCTTAGGTATGGAAATGGAGAGACCATTTGCCTGGAGTATAGCTGCTGTAAATCCTGAAGCTACTACAAGAAAGGAAAAGGTTAAATTTGATATGATGAAACAGTATGTGATTCAGCAAATTATGATGCCTATTAGGAAAGAGATTGAAGCTAAATATGTAGAACAAACAAGAGGGCAAGAATTATCTGAAGAAGAACAAGCACAATTAAACCAACAGATAGAAGCAGAATTACAGGCTATGACTCCTGATGAGGTTAAACAATATATGAAAAGACAATATCAAGACCCTGCTGAGGTTATGATGTCTCAGATTATGAATTATATTATTAAGGAACAAGATATTGATAGAAAGTTTAATAAAGGATTTAAACATGCTGCTCTGTCTGCTAAAGAAATTTATTGGATTGGAGAAATGAATGAGAAGCCAGTTATGTATGTTATTAATCCTTTATACTTTGATTATGATAAAAATAATGATGAACCATTTATAGAAACTGGAGAATGGGCTGGAGTAGAATATTGGATGACACCAACAGAAGTTATTACATATTTTGGTAGTGAACTTACTCAACAACAGATAGATGATATTTATGAGAAGTATAATTTTAAAGGTGCAGATGATAACTGGAGTTTTGACTTTAATGCTTATCATATTGGTAAAGTAAGAGTATTACACAGAGCATGGAAAGCTTTAAGAAAGATTGGTTTTCTGACTTATATTGATGAGGAAGGAATGCCACAGACTACACTGGTAGATGAAAGCTTTAAATTTGAAAGCAATAACCCAAACATGATTGATATTAAATGGGAGTGGATACCAGAAGTTTATGAAGGATACAAGATTGATAATGATATGTATGTCAAGTTAAGACCTGTTCCTGGACAAATAAAAAACATGGATAACTTATATGAATGTTATTTACCTTATGTTGGTGGTATCTATGATAATGATAATTCAATGCCTACATCATTAATGGATAGAATGAAGACCTATCAATGGTATTATAATATTATAATGTATAGGATAGAGTTATTAATGGCATCTGATAAAGGAAAACTTCTTTTAATGAATATTAATATGATTCCTACAACAGCAGAGATTGATATGGAGAAATGGCTCTATTATGCTGATGCTCTGAAAATTGGATGGATGGACCCTAATGAAGAAGGTAATCAGGGTACTGATGTTAGTAATGCTGCTAAGGAAATAGATATGTCTTTAATATCTGATATTAAAAAGTATATTGAACTGGCAGAATATGTAGAACAGAAATGTGGTCAGGCTGTTGGTATTACTAAAGAAATGGAGGCAAGAATTGGTCAATATCAAGCTGTAAGAAATACAGAACAAGCATTGGCACAAGCTAATTATATTGTAGAACCATACTTTGATTTCCATAATATTATTAAGAGAAATGCTCTGACTCAATTGATTAATACTGCAAGAGCTGTTTATTCCACTAATAGCACAGAGGCACTTGATTTCTTTTTAGATGATTTCAGCAGAGAGATAGTAAGAATTGATAAGAATATGTTAGCTATGTCTCACTATGGATTGTTTGTAACTGATAGTATGAAAACTATGAAGATTAAGCAAACTATTGAACAGTTGGCTCTTACTGCTATGCAGAATCAGACTTTGGAATTATCTGATGTAATTAAAGCATTGAAAAATGATAATATTACTACTGTTACTGAACAGTTAGAAGTAGCTGAGGATAAGAAGTATAACAGGGAAATGCAGAAGATTCAAGAACAGAATAAAGGTAAAATGGAAGAATTACAAATGGCTCAAAAGTTTGAAAAAGAAAAATGGGCACATGAAACTGACCTTGCTATTACCAAAGAAAAAGAAAGAAGAAAAACTGTATTACAGCAGCAAGCTATACTTGCAATGGGATTTGATGAAGAGAAAGACAGAAATAATAATAATGTTCCTGATGTTTTAGAAGTTGCAAAAGCAGCTATAGATGCTGATTTAAAACAAAGAAAGCAATCTTTGGATGAAAATAAATTTCAACATCAACAGGAAATTGATAAGAAAAAATTACAGTTAGAAGAGAAGAAAACAGAAGGTCAAAAGAAACAGAAAAAAGCACAAACAACAGAATAGCTATTACAATATTTAGTTATAATGTTAAGAATGAATATTGACAATTATTAATAATTAATCTTAAATTTGTAGAGAATATGGAAAAAGAAGAAATTAAAAAATCAGAAGAAGTCGAGAATTTAACTGACTTTGAATGGGATGAAGAAATAGAGTTCTTTGGT